TAAAAATATATAATATTTAAAAAATATAATATTAAAAATAATATATATTTATAAAAAAATATAATATAATATTTAAAAATTATAAAAATACTTATTTACTACATTTTCTCGTTCCATCAAAACACCCTTTTATTGCGTGTAGTTTTTTCATCGATTCATCTATTACGCTATTTAACATTGTTTTAATCGTAGATATACCCTTTGTTATATCAGTTAATGTTAATCTTAAAATACTATCACTATCGTGTGGGTGAAGTTTCTTAAATCCAACATAACTTAACATTTTTAAATCTCTATAAAATATTGTATATAATTCGTAATTTAATATATTTCCAATTGTATAATCTTCATTCACAAGTGTGACATCATAACAATTTTCCATTGTATTATCTGCTGCCTTTATTTCTAATTCATCTTGTGCCAACGCATTTTTCATAATTTCAAATTTATGTAATAATATTTCACTCGCCTTTATAATTATCTTTTCATTCTCATATATTCCTACCGATTGAATTATAAAATCAAAACTATTTTTTTTTACATATCTTAAGCCTTCTAATAACTTCCAATTCGCCGCTTCAAACTTAATTTCGGATTCTTTTTTATCTTCATCTTTCCATTTTTGTTTTCTAATTTCTAATTGTTCTTCCATCTTTTCTGGGTCAGGAGTGTAACCATATGAACACGTTCCTGTAACATTAAACATGCTATCGTCTCTTGCTGTACTTACAGAAAATTCACACGTCAGCTTAATTCTTTCTCCTGGAATTTCATCTGAAATACGTGGTCGTAATCTTACGAAATCAATATAATATTCTCCATTACCAGTTGGAGGAATAAATGGTGGAAATATTTTTTTCACAAACCCGTCTTCTAGATATGTATTTGAAGTCAAATCTTTAATTTTAAAGTCTTTTGTAGTTACTATATATGTTGTGTCCATTTTATTCTCAAAATCAAGTTCTAATAAATAATTTTTAATAGGAGTGTCTTCTAAATTAGGAATACAAATTGGAATACAACTTAAACGTTGTTTTAAAATCTCGTTATTTAATCTTGTAGTATTTATCATTATATTTGCTTTATTTTCTTCATAAGGTGTTGTCTTAAAACAAATAATCGGAATATCAGCTAAGATAGTTCTTCTTAACGCATTTACATAACTTACATCGATATTGGTAATTGTAAATGACATTAATCCATCTTCTTCTTTTAAATCAACAATTTTTGCCATTATGTATATCTATATAATATTATATATTTAATATTAAATATATTAATTCAATTTTTTTTACCCTATTTGTATTTAGCAATTTACTATTTTCATTTTACGGTATTTTCTATTTATTATATTTATTCTATTTATTTCTATTTATCCCTTAAATAATATTAGTTAAAAACTCGTTGAAAAAAACTTAAGACATATTAAATGAGCTGTATTTTATATTATAGCAATTTTTGCGAACCATCTAAAAAACTATTACAAACTGTAACTAAAACACAAAACTCAAGTGATATACATTTTATTTGTGTTGATAAAAGAGTTAAGGATTCTAACGGAAAAGTGTTTATTGTTCTTCAAAATGGTCAAAAAATTATTATGCCTGAAAATGTTACAAGGGTTCCTGCTCTTCTATTATTAAACCAAAATTATAAAGTAATTTATGGTGATGATATATATAAACATTTAAAACCGCAACAACAAAGACAAGTTCAACAAGCTACTCGTAATAATATGGAACCAGTTAATTTCCAAGATGGGTTTGTATCTTTTGGTGGTTTTGGAGGAAGTGGAATAGTTTCAGATAATTTCAGTTTTTTAGATCAATCAGATACCGAACTTAGTGTAAAAGGGAATGGAGGATTAAGACAAATGCATAACTATGTTAATTTAGATGAATCAATGAATTTAACTATGAAATTACCTCAAGATGATTATGATTATAAAGCTGATAAACTTAAAGAGGGTGAAACAAGTGTTGAAGCTTTACAAAGAAAAAGAGCAGAAGAACTAACAAATATTAGTTATAAATAAATAGATTTAGAAATATACAATTATGTATATATTATTATGGAAATTTTTAAACCAAAAAAAGGAGAAATAACAGTGTATAGCAAAAGTGGGTGTCCTAGTTGTAATAATGTTAAAAAACTTTTAACCGATAATCAGTTAAAACATACTATAATTGATTGCGATGAATTTATATTAGAAGACAAACAAGCCCTGTTATATTTTATAGAGACTATTGCTGGAAAAAAGTGTAACGTATTCCCAATGGTATTTGATGGTAGTATATTTATTGGAGGTTATAAGGAAACATCAAAGTATATAGATGAATTATTACATTTTGATGTTTCTTTTTAGGTAAATATTATTTTGCGTAAAATAATATTTAAAGAAAAATTGTTCTTTAACATAATTGTAATGACTACAAATTTAGTAACTGTATTTAATGACCATTTTTCGGAATTTGTTAGTGATGTCCAAAGTGTATTTCCTGATGACCCAGATATTTTAACAGCTAAAAACGCTCTCTTAGCTATTAGAAAGGCGAATCCTAAGTTGTTGGTTAGAATTTGGATAAAATATGTTGTTTCCCCATATAAAGAACATATTGATGCAGGAGATATTGAGTTTTTTGTTACCAAAGATTATTCTAGTGATTTAGCAAGAAATGATAATGCGGATAAAATTATGGAATCTATTGACCGATTACGAAGTCCTATTAAACAAATGTCTCCTGAAAACCGTGCAAAAACAATTAAATATATACAAAATTTGAGCAAGTTGGCTCTGATGATTCCTCAATAAATAAAAAGTATATTATATGATTAGTATTATATAATATAATAAAATTTAATTACTTATATTTGAGCTTAAAGACACAATATATATATATTATTTTTGAACTTAAAGACGGGAAAAATATATATTATTTTTGAACTTAAAGACACAATATATATTATTTTTGAACTTAAAGACACAATATATATTATTTTTGAACTTAAAGACACAATATATATTATTTTTGAACTTAAAGACGCGAACTAACTTTTTATCGTGTTAATTATAATTTTTAGAACCAACTCATAAAATGTAACAATTAATTAATCCTTTTTTTGGCGAAATTTTCAGTAACAAAAAAAAATCCAAAAGTGTTTTGGGTTTTCGATTTTGGACATTTATAAATGTCCATTTTCAGAAATCCTAGAAAAGTCTTGAAAAAAGATGAGTAAATTAGCGACTGTGACGAAAATGCTCTTATTTCATAAAAAATGAGAGTTTATTATGTGACGATAAAAAAATTTATATTTTTTGAAAAACAATTTAGATGTTTTTTCTGTCACCTATATATGGATGTAATCGGTGACAAAAAAACATCAAAAAACATCTTTCATTTTTATTGTGAAAAATGCAACTTTAAATGCTCTAAAAAAGGCGATTGGTCTAGACACGTCTCCACAGCAAAACATAGGAAGGTGACACCAGCTAACACATTTTACATCCAAAATCAATTTGAATGTCAATATTGTAAAAAAATATATGAATCCAGAAATGGTTTGTGGAAGCATATAAAAATTTGTGATAAAGTTGACGATAAAAATGATGAAGATTATTTAGACGAACATTTAGAAAAAGAGCATTTAGATAAAGAAATAATAATGATGCTTATAAAAGATAATAGTGAATTTAAAAATATGATGATGGAACAACAAAAATCTATGATGGAACTTATTAAAAATGGTACTAACAACACAAATATATCTAATAATAACAATAAAACATTTAATCTACAAGTGTATCTAAACGAAACGTGTAAAAACGCGATTAATTTAAGCGATTTTATTGATTCTATTAAAGTCCAAATCAAAGATCTTGAAAAAGTTGGTGAAAAAGGTTACGCGGAAGGAATATCAGATATTTTTATAAGTAATTTACAACAATTAAATACCCATTCAAGACCAATTCATTGTTCAGATTCAAAAAGAGAAATATTATACATTAAAGACGCAGAACAATGGACCAAAGATGATGAATGTAAAACTGTACTAACAAAAGCAATTAAACAAGTTGCAAATAAAAATATAAAACAAATCAGTGAATGGCAAAAATTACATCCAGAATATTCTGACCCAGAATCGAAACAAAATGATAAATATATGAAAATAGTATTAAATTCCATGTCAGGATCCACGAAAGAAGAGTCTACAAAAAATTATGAAAAAATAGTTAAAAATGTAATAAAAGAAACAATTATAGAAAAATAATAATATATTTAAATTAGTTTGATTTAAATATATTTCTTTTAATACAACTATATTAAATGGAAGATAAAAAGTCAGTTGAAGAATTAACTCCTCCAGATGAATTTTATAAAATCATCAATGATTTTACAAATGATATCATAACAACCTTTCCAGAATATTCGGGTCTAATTTCAAAATGGTGGAATAGACCTACTGATAATTCTGAACAAGCAAAAAAGAAAGAAACTTTATTTGTATTTAGACATTGTGTGAGAATTTTTCCAGAAAGATTTTTTGATATTTTATATAAAAATGGCGAAATATTTTTAGAAACAAGTGAAGTAAATACTGAATTTTTGCCTGGAATTGTGTTTAAACAATTATGGTCGTGCGATATTAGTGATAATACGAGAGAGACTGTGTGGAAATATCTCCAATTAATATTATTTTCTGTTATTGGATGTGTTCATAATAAAACGGAATTAGGAGATACTGCAAAACTATTTGAAGCAATTGATGAAGAAGAATTAAAGAAGAAATTACAAGAAACCTTGGAAGGAATGCAAACACTATTTGATGCAAGTGGTTCTCCATTTAATAATGATACTTCAAATATTAATATGGAAAATATGCCTAATGCACAAGAAATACACGAACATATTCATTCGATGATGGGAGGTAAATTAGGAAAATTAGCGATGGAATTAGCAGAAGAAACTGCTACAGACTTAAATTTAGATATGGATAATACAGGTGACGCAAAGGATGTATTTCAAAAACTTTTTAAAAATCCAGTAAAAATGATGAATATGGTTAAAAATGTTGGTTCTAAAATTGATGAAAAAATTAAATCAGGCGAAATCAAAGAAACAGAACTAATGCAGGAAGGGATGGAACTTTTAGAAAAAATGAAAAATATGCCAGGAATGGGAGATATGCAAAAATTATTTTCTCAAATGGGAATCCCAGGTTTAGGAAAAGGCAGTAAATTAAATATGGGAGCAATGGAGGCCAATCTAAATAAAAATATGAAAACCGCAAAAATGAAGGAACGAATTAGAGCCAAAGCTGAGGCAAATGCAAAGGCTAAAGAACAATCACAATCACAAACAATGGATGCAAAAGATTATAAACCTGCTTATACTGATGAAGAATTGATTAAGATATTTAGCACTGGAGAAGTAGTTGAAAAAACACCTAGAGGAGCAAAACCACCAGAACCACCAAGCAAAAAAGGAAAAAAGAAGGGTAAAAAATAATTAATCGAGTTCCATTGGAACAATGATATAAGGAGATATATAATTGGTAGTACATACTTCTGATAAAACAATTTTATGATATTTTTCGTGTGGAATGCAACAAATATTCGTGTATTCTTGTTTAGTTTTTTCATCAATCTCATCGCAATTTGAAATATAAATTAGTTGGTATATACCTTTGTCATCGTAGTCGCCTTTTTGTTGACAACATATATAATTATATGCATCATTTATACTTGTCATTATTTTTATAATTGAATAATCACAATCATAATAATTATATAAAACAGTATAGACTATTTTTTTATCGACTAAATGTTCTATTTGCGACATTGTATATTTATTATTATATTTAAGAATGTAATTACTATAAATCAATTTTTTAAAATTCTATATAATATATAATGACAACTCCATTTTGGTCCAATGAACCTACTATATTATTTAATAAAGAAAGTATTTTACAAGTGTGGCCTACTCAAAACATGACATTTGAAGCCAAGTTAAACGCAATAAGTAGAATCGTAATTATAATGACTATTTTAGGATTTTTTTTTACTAGAAACGTTAATCTATTAATCATTGGAATAATAACATTGGCTATTATATTTACGCTATACAGATTAAGAAAACAAAACATAATTTATAAAAAAGAAGGGTTCTCTGTTAATCCCTCAATGCAACCATCGGCATTATCGCCTCAACCAATGACGACAAATCCTGTAACATTGGAATCTGTATTGCGTTCAAATTTTCATCCAACGACAAAGCACAATCCTATGGGAAATGTATTGTTAACAGATATTAATGATAATCCAAATAGATTAGCTGCTGCGCCAAGTTTTAATCCTGATGTATACGAAGATATAAATAAGGCTGTTAAAAAACAGACGCAAATGTTGAATCCTGGTATTATTAATACTAACAAACAGCTGTACGGGGACCTTTATGATAATTATCAAAATGATAATTCAATGATGAGATTTTACAGCACAGCGAATACTCGTGTTGAAA